GGACGAACCGCATCACCGCGACCGGGGGCCCAGCTGGCGGGGTGTAGACCAGCTGGAGCTGGCCGGGGCCGCCATTGCCGCCGACGTACTTGTAGTCGGTGGTGAGATTCGCGCCACCAGACCCGCCGCCCCCGCCCGGAGTGGCTCCCGTGAATCCAGCCGAGATGCCGCTGCCGCTGGTCCCGGTGTTTCCGCCCTTGCCGCCCGCGCCGCCACCGGTCACCGCAGCGCCCCCGGCGCCGCCCGTGCTCCCGGAGTTGGCGTGCCCGGCATTGCCTGCCGACGCCGAGCCCCCGGAGCTTCCACCGCCGGCACCACCTGATGAGGTGCCACTGGTCGCCGTGCCGCCGGCGCCCCCGTTGAAATGGGTTGTGTTCGTGGATCCGGTGCCGCCAGCGGCAGCGCCCGCAGAGCCGAACCGCCTGCCATGACCGCCATTGGCCGTGACGGTGGTGACGTCCCCGGCGAAGACCATGGCCGCGCCGTCCTGCCCGGGGCTCTCCCCGAGCCCGTAGCCGCCCACGCCGCCCTGCCCGCCAGCCGGAACGGTGAAGGTATAGCTATTGCCTGGGGTCACGGCCAGGGTCGCCTCACGGGCGAACTCAGCCGCGCCGCCTGCAATGCGCTGCGCGCCGCCGTTCTGCCCGTTGCCACCGCCCGCCCCGGATCCAGTGCACCGGCAGTCCACGGTGGTGGTCGAGGCCACCCAGGTGTAGGTGCCCGGGGTGTTGTAGACGTCGTTGCCCGAGGCGCCGAAGCTGCTGGTCAGCCCGTCCCAGGTGGAGCGGTTGATCACCGGGACCGGCGCCGAGCCGTTGAAGACGATCGCCTTCCAGGTGGGCTTGCCCTGCGTCACGGTCATCGCCGAGCCACCGGACAGGACCCCGGTGATGAGCGTGCTGGACGACAGGCCCGCGCCCATGGCCGAGGACAAAAGACCCTCTTCACAGGGCCAGTAGGCGATTGGTGCTTGCTGCCCGGTGAGCGTCCCGTAATAACGAGTGAGCGCCGAGCCCTTGCCGCCGCCCTGGTTGAGCTGGCGGAATGGCCCGCTCGCGGTGATCTGGCAGAACACGTCGATGCCGGTGACGTCGGACTGCGGCGGCCAGTCGGCGACCTTTCCCCAGAATCGGTAGCCGGTGTAGGTGTTGCCCGAGCTGGAGGTGGCGTTCTGCACCGACAGGCGCAGCTGCGTATTGCGCACCAGGTACGGGTAGTAGGCGCCGCCTGTGTAGTTCGGGCTGAACCGGCCATCGGTGTTATTGAGGGTCAGCGTGACTGTCGCGGGGCTCGGGGTGGAGTTCTCATCCACCCGGCCGCCCGTGATGGTGACGCCGTCGCGGATATAGGCAAAGGACGTGATGTCGGTCCACGTGCCGTTAAGCAGGATTTCCACCAGCACCGGCAGCGGGAACATCGGCGTGGTCACGAACGGCCCCCGAAGGCCACCTGCACGTCTCCGCCGCCTCTGGTGCGCACCGCGCGCTGCAGCCAGCTCACCATGAACCGGTCGAAGTCAGAGTGCCCGGTGCTGCGGATTTCCAGCACGATGCGACGGCCGCCCCGGCCAAGCGGGGTCACGTCTACTTGCTCCGGTCCGGCCTCACCCACACCGATCAGAGTCGGGCGCGAGAAGATGCCGCCGATGAGGCCCGAGCGGTACCAGTGCTGGGTGCGCTCGTTGTAATCCGCGCCGATCGGATTGACCCAGCGTGAGCGGATGTAGGACATCATCCAGCGCAGCTGGGTATAGGGGTTGGTGCGCCAGTCCGCGCCCGCGCTGGCCATTTTCGAGCCCGGCAGGGCTTGCGGAATCCCATAGGCTCCAGATGTCGGATTCTGGATAAGCGGATTCCAGCCCGACTCCCTCATCACGATGTCGTTGAAGGCACCCCACTGGTTGCCCCAGCCGTAAGCGGCGAGCAGCCGCTTCGCGTACATCTGGACGGGCCCGTTCGGCGCCACGCCCATGCCGCTGACCGCGCCCGTGGCCGCGTTCCGGGCCGCGCGCTGCGCCTTGTGCGCATGGTCATGGATGCCTTTCGCCAGGCCCTCCATCAGCGACTTGCCGCCCTGGTACATGGCACTGGACGGGGAAAACCAGCCCCAGATGCTCTTGAATACGTGGACAATGCCATTGGCGAAGCTCTTGAAGAAATTCACGATGGGACTGACCATCGACTTGGCACCGTTCCAGAGCATGGTCAGTATCTGCTTGCCCATGTTCCACAGCCACTGCGGCCAGTGCCTGATCTGATTCCAGATAGCATTCCACACGGTGCGGAATCCCCGGCCCACATCCGTCGCGCCACGCATGATCCGGCCGATCGTGTTATTCCAGATCATGTCCCAGATATGAGCAATATCGTGGCGAACTCCGTCGAAGATCACCGCCGTCCGGTGCCGGAAATTGTTGAAGTCGCGCTCCACGTCATGGCCGAACCGGATCACCGTGCCAATGGTGTTCTGGAAAATCTGATCCCAGACGTGAGCGATTTCGTGGCGGACACCATCAAAGATAACCGCAGTTTCGTGGGCTATCTTTTCCAGGTCTCTGCGCAACCAGCCGGGCAGCGCATCCCAGATGGCCTTCAACATGTTCCCGATGTCATGCCACAGCGTGCTACCCAGTTTCTTGGTGTCGGTCCACGCTTTCTTCCAGTGCCCCTGGATTAGGTCCAGGACGATCCGGAACTCGCCAGACATCCAGTCGAGACCGAATTTCAGAGCGCCCTTGATATACGCCCAGGTCGCCTGGAACGAAATTTTCATGCCATCCCAGATGTGGTGCCAGATCACGTCGAAACCGCTGGACCGCAGATAGCCCTTGACCTTGCCGATAAACTTCTCAATGTTGGAGGCCACTCTGGTGAGCCACGCAATGGCAAGCAGAGCGCCCTCGGCGATCTTGAACAGGAAGGTGATAAAATCCGCGAACGACTTCGGGTTCTTCGCGACCGCCTTGGCGACGGCGGTGATTCCGGTCGCGAGAGCACCGATCGCCGGGCCGATTGCCGGGCTGAGGGCCTTCAGCATCATGCCGAACGCCTTAGCAATGGCGATAATGGCATGCTGGACCGCTGGCTGGGCGAATGCCTTCGCCAGTGCGGTCCCAAAGGTCTTCAGCGGCCCGGCCATATCTTTCATGGCGGTCTTAAAGACTGGCGTCAGCACCCGCATCGTATGACCGAAGGCCTTCAGAATGGCGTCAAGAGCTGGGGCCAGCGGGCGCCCGATTTCCTTCATGCTTCTGTTGACGGTCGCGGTCAGATCCTTGAACTGCTCCTTGACCACCCTGAGCTTGGACGCGCCAGTGATGCCGAACCGGAGTAGTTCAGCACCAAGGCCGCCCACGAGCCCGGTCCCAACAGCCTGCCCAGCGAACGGCAGCGCGGCGGTGCCAAGGCCGACCGCCCCGGCAGCAGAGTAAGGATTGCTGAAGATGGCGGCCAGGCCCGTGGCGCCCGCCTGCCCAGCTGGCCCCGCCGCGCCAGCCGCACCAGCACCGGCCGCAGCTCCTGCACCGCCAAGACCCGGGATCAGGCCCTTCAGCATGCCACCCAGGCCACCCCAGGTGGAGGTGCGCGTGAAAAAGCCGACCCGCTTGTTCTGCGCATTGACCCGCCCGACCGCAGCATCGATGGCGGCCATGTCGGCCAGCGCCTTGGCGACGCCCTCCATGTCGATCCTCGGCCGGGCGATCAGCTTGTTCAGCCGCTCCATCCGCAGGCTGATCAGGCCGGTCTGGCGAGTGAACTCGCTGGTGTCCATCCGCACTTTGGCGCCGGACAGGTCGGCGACCTTGCGCTTGACCTCTTCGACCCGTTTGATCAGCAGGTCGGCCTGGGCGCGGCCGTAGTCGGTGGACAGCTGGATGTTGCCGCCGGCGTTCCTGGCGGCGTCGCGGACCTCCTTCAGCCGGGCGCGCAGGGCATCCAGGGCGGGAGCGGAGGAGTCTCGCGCGCCGACGACAATCTCGACGTCATTGCCCGGCATCGGGCTCGCCCTCCTCTCGCTTGCCGAGGGCCTCGATCTTCAGCAGCCGCAGCAGGCTAGCGTCCTCGTCCGCCAGCGCCGAGGGCAGGCAGTGAAACCGCTCGCAGAGGCCCAGCACCGTCTCGGCGTGCGCTAGCTCGCGGGGCTTGGTGACAATGGATCCATCCGGAGCGATGCCTCCAGGGCAGCTAGCCCAGAGGATGAGGTCTCGCTCAAAGGGCTATCGCCGCCCTTGCTGTTGCTGCCGCCGGTACCGGCGACCGCCTCCATCCAAGTGACAACCAGGTCCAGGATGAACGGGAACTCCTGGGTGGTCACGCCGTCGAAGGTCGCCGGGACCGGCTCGCCGTCCTCGGTTTCGAGGTTCCAGCGCACCAGGCAGGAGGCAAACGTCTCGAACATGTCCCGGGTCTCATCGGTGCCCTCGGTGAGCGTGCCCTGGGCGTCGGTGGTGACCGCCGAGGCGCTGCGCCCGATGTCCAGCATCTTCGCCACCGTCAGGCCCTTCAGCGACACCTCCAGGCCGTGGTACTCGTGGTCCTCGGCCCAGGTCAGGGTGTAGGTCTTCGGCTTCTTGCGGTAACCAGCCACGGGTCAGCTCCAGGTGGGCACGGCGCCGTTCGCGAGCTGGCCGGGCGCGCTGGTGGTCAGCTCGCCGGTCGCCGCGCGAGTGACCTGGTAGTCGGTGAAGATCACCGCGCCGTTGCCCGCCCCGGTGGCGCCCATGTTCAGGTTCTTGCCATTGGTGGTCAGCAGCACGGCGCGGTTCACCGATGTGGATGCCACTGTGGAAAAGATCAGGTGCGCCCCAGCCGGGTTGAAGACGCCGTTGACGGTGACCGAGTAGTCGGCCAGCACCAGCAGCCGCTCGTTGGCCGCCTTGTCCAGGCCGGTGACGTCCTGCACCGCACGGGGCGTGCTGATCTGGATGTCGGTGCAGTCATTGCGAATGTCGGTGGCCGCATTGCTGGCGTCCCCGACAGAGAACGTGGTCCAGGAAAGGCCCGTGCTCTTTGCCAATGGAATCAGCCCCTTTCAATGGCTGTGTTGAGCCGGTCGAGGTGCTCGGCAAAGTCCTCAACCCAGAATTGCGCCCGGGTGTGCTCGCGGACCGGGCCGGTGATGCCGCGCCAGTCGCCAGGACGCACCAGGAAGCGTTCGGCGCCCTCCTGGGGCATCCGGTGCTGGCCGAAGCAGCGCTGCCCGGCGGCGAAGGTGAACTCGGTCAGCCCGGCCTCGTTGCGGGCCTCGGTGAAGCCCCGTCCGGCCCCGGTGCGGATGTAGTGCGCCTGGGCTTGGCCGAGGTCGGTTCGCTCGTCCACGACCGTTCTCCAGCCGTGCAGGTAGGCCTCGCAGGCCGCCTGGGCGCAGCTGACCGGGTACGGCGGGCTGAGCACTTGGTAGGTCTTGTAGGCCTGCACCGGCAGCGCGGGCTGGATCCGGAACGGCGTGTGCTCGACGCGCATCAGAAAATAACTCCAGCCACGGGGTTTTTGTTGACCATGACGGCAAATTGAGCATTGCTAAATGTGCCGGTGGTGGCCACGGCCAGGTAGCGGCGCAGCGTCGAGGTGTTGGAGATGGCCACCCGTTGCGCTGCCGGGGCCGCCGTCAGCGCGGTGGTGGTCATTCCGGCCACGGCGGCGAAGGTGCTGTTGTCGGCAGAGTCCCACAGCGCGATCGTCACCGACGTGCCAGTAAAGGCGAACAGGTGCACGTACATCTGCGCGCCGAAGGCCAGCGAGGCGGCCGTATCGACCGAGTTGGCCGCCGATGCCGCCGTAGCCCCGGTGTCAGTGCGCTTGCCCGGGGTCAGCTGCAGGCCCCACTCCAGCCCGAAGCCGTTGGCCTGCAAGCTGACCGCCCCCATCAGCGAGCCATCGGTGGCGCGGGTCCAGTCGTAGTTGAGCTGCTTGGCGTTGATCGAGGCGGCCGGGCTGCCCAGGGCAGTGCCCCGGTAGTAACTGGCCATTGAGTCGGCATAGGGCAGCTGGGACAGCACGGCGTGCTCGCCCGTGGTCCCGGCCGGGCCGGTGTCGAAGAAGACGTTGAAGTCGAGGGCGCCGTCGTTCAGCAGTTCCAGGCGCGCGGTGGCGCTCTGGGTGATGTCGGTGGCGTCCTGCACCGCACCCGGGCAGCTGATCTGGCTGAGGCTGTTGACGTCACCCGAAATGTCCACGCCAGCTATGTAGAAGTTATCGCCCAATCCGCTTACTTTCGCCATTTCAGCCTGCCTGTGCGAACATGTCGTTGACTATTACGGGAAGGGTGATCACCATCACCCGGAACATCTTCTGGCTGATGGTCAGGTAGCCCGCCTGCGCGAACAGCGGATCGCGGTCCATGCCGAGCAGGTCGATCGACCGCACCGTGGCGCCCAGGTCGAAGTCGCCGCTGTAGGCGGCCATCAGGGCAGTGGCCGCCGACATCATGTTCGGGTCGATGTCGTCCTGCGGCTCGGTCAGCATCCCGCCGTAGATGCGCACGTGGAAGGTGACGTTGCCGCTGGTGACGCTCAGCCCGGAGCTGCGCACCGGGCGGATCGACTGGATCCAGACCGCGCAGGACAGGCCGTTTCCCGGCGGCGATTTCGGCTCGTGCTTGTTCACCGTGTCGAACAGGCCGAGGGTCATCGCGTGACTGGCGATCCGGTCCATCATGTCGCGGATGGCGGCATCGTCGAATGACATCAGCCCACCGTCTTCCGCCACTTTTGGCCGTTCACAATAAGAGTGACGGTGGTGGCACTAACGCCTACCCGGCGAGCGAGCTGGCGGCGGCTCAGGCCTTCCGGGTTAGCCCGGAGCCACGCAACAGCAGATTGCCCTAGCTTGGCGTTCCGACTGTTGCGCATCTGCTGAGATTGAGTCGCCCAGCAGCAGTTGCCCGGCTCATAATCGCCATCATTGTCAATGCGCTCCAGTGAGTAGCACTCCGGTCGTTCGCCCATGTCGGCCAGGAAATTTTCGAATTCAAGCCAACGATTACACACCCTGATACCCCGGCCGCCGTAATATTCATAGTTGGGCGCGCTGGGAACGTTGCAGCGATAGATCATCGTGCGCCATGATGCATAAGCCCTGGTCCGGCTACGGCCATCTATATAGCTCATGTCAGCGGCCGTTCAACCGGTCAATTAGCTGGGGCATACGAGCCTGGGCGAACTCTCCAGCACGGCTTTGCAGGCGGCGCTTGGTGATGCGCCACAGGTGATAGCCGCGAAACCGGGTAGAACGGTTTCTTTCGCTAAATCCCTCCAGCCAGGGCGAATATAC